CGTCTTTTCAAGAAAGAAAGTAATATATGTCGCTTCGCCGGATTGCCTCCGCCGCCCTCGCCGTCGCCGCCCTCCACCCGCTCGGCGTCGTCGGTTGTGTTGCAGTCGGCGCTTCCTACGTCTATGACTCCCACCGCGCGCGCCGCTCCCACCAATCTGACGAGGCCATGCAGTGGCTCAATCTCCGTGGTTCTGGCATCGCTCCCGGCCCTCACACCACCATCATGCACACCGGCGAGGTTCGCATGCGCGGCCAACACAAGCCCAAGACCAACCCTCCTCTCGACCCCACCGCCAAGATCCAGCTCGGCGACGACCTCCACCCCCGCTACGACCGCGCCGCTGAGCAGGACGGCTTGCGCGCCGTCGGCGCCGTTTTCTCTGAGGTATCGCCGTCCTACATTCCCAAGACTTTTGAAGCCGCCGACGCCGCTCTCCGCACTCGCCTCCTCGCCGTCAACCCCGCCTACGACCGCGCCAAGGCCACGATCCATTGGGGCAAGCTCATCGCCAAGTTGTACGATTCCAAATCCGTTTTGCACAGGTTTTACCAGCTCGACGTCCGCCACGACTGGGACTCCAAGCATGCTTTCGAGCAATGGGTCTCTCGCTTTCCCGCCGGCCGTCAAACCAACCTGCGCCGCGCTCTTGCATCGCTCACTGACGCCCCCCTCGCGCCTCGCGACCTCCGCCTCGAGGGACTCGTCAAGCGCGAGAAAACCGGCACTCTCACCCACGACGGTCTCAGCTCCCAGGATCCCCGCGTTGTGTTGTCGTGCACCGATCGCGCCATCGTCGCCACTGGTCCCTGGCACCTCGCCCACGCAGCCGCCATCAAAGTTGCTTTCCCCGTCAACCCCGACAACTACCTCATCTGGGTCACCTCTACCACGGTTGAAATGATGGGCTACGTCTTTGACGCCTGGACCCAACACTTCTCCCTCCCCGGCGCCCCGTGCCATTACCTCTCCGGCGATGAGGCCCGCTTTGACATGCACCACACCGATCAATCCGCCGATTTTGAAAACGCCACCTTCACCGCTATCGAGGCCCCTCCTGAGGTTCTCATGGAGCAGGCCGCCACCCCATTCGGCTCCATGCAATCCATGCCAATCCGTTTCAAGCTCAAATCGCGTCGTCGCGCGTCCGGAAAGAACGCCACCTCCAAGGGCAACTTCACCACCAATAGCGCTGCTGTCGTGCACGCTTTTGGCGAGCCTGGCCCTGCCACCTATGGTGCGTTCATTTGCGGCGACGATTTCCTCCTTGTCGGGTATGGCTCCGCCATCGCCCTCCCCACCGACCTCATCCACGCCCGTTTTGCCGAACTTGGTTTCGAAGTGACCTTCGCCTGCAGCACATCCACCGCTGAGGTCGAGTTCATATCCATGATCCCTTATCCCACCGCCGACGGCACTGTGTTCGGGCCTAAGATCGGTCGCGTCCTGCACCGTTTCGGCTGGACTACCGCCATCGGGCCCTCCGACATCTTCGGCGCCGCCACCGGCCTCACCAACAACGTCTCCTTCATCCCTTTCCTCAATGAGTTTATTGCCCTCCACCGGCGCTTAGCACTCGACACCGGCACGGCGCCGTACATCCACGCTGTTGCTGAAACCTCCCACCTCCCCACACCCGCCACTTACGAATTTATTGAAGCCCGCTACGGCCTCACCCGTGTTGATGAGTTGGACTTCCGCGCTTTGCTTGCTACCGTCACCTCGCTGCCGGCGTCCATCAGTTGGCCTCGACTTCGTCAGGTCGTCGATGTTGACTGAGCCGGTGACCGCAATACGTCACACCGCTGCTTTGAAAATCGCCGCCGTATTTGAATCGTTGCTCATCATTTTCCTTTTGCTATACAAATTTCTCCTTTTAAACAATGTCGAACAAACCCAAGACTGGGGGGACCAACCGAGCCCCCAATCTCACCAATAATGCTACGCCCGCTCCTACAAGCGCTCGTAAACCAAAACATAAAAACACAGGTAAAGGCAAGAAGAAGGCTCCTTCTCGCGGGAGCAGACGTGCTCCTTCACTCTACAACTCTTTCGCTATTGAGGGCGTGTGCGGCATTACCGACCCGTTTTGCCCCAAAGCGAAAGGGTCCCGATGGCCTGACAACACCGGCGGTAACACGTTCGGTGAGCAATTGCGCGGCCATACGTCCCTCGTCACCACAGCCTCTGGCTATTCCGCCACTCTCCTCGCTGCCAGCGCTCCTTATGGGTATAATACTGCTAGTTCTACTGAAGGCGCATCAACTGGGCAGATCTCTAGCGCAGGCGTGTGGAACATTCCTACTTCCTTTAACACTTACAGCAGCAGTACTTTACTATCCACTGCTGGACTCGAATACCGAATCGTCTCGATGGGCGCTGTTGTAAGGTGCGTGGCTAGCGCCACCGATGCCTCTGGCATCTGCTCCCTCGGCACCTCCTCAGCTGTTCCCTCCGGCTCTTACCAACTCGCTGGTACTCTCTACCCCGAGCAAATGATCGCCGCCATCCAACCCGGTCTCGAAATGTGTTGGGTATCTCGGCCTCGCGGCGCTGGATCCCACGTCTTTCAACCCCTCACCTCATCCACCCTCACACCCACCAGTTCCAACGACTGGACCAACCTCATCGTCGAAGTGTACGGCGCAGGCGCCGGCAAAGTCGTCCTCGATGTTGAATGGTACATCAACGTGGAATTCGTCGTCAACCCCGCTCAAGCTTTGTCGCGCTTAGCCCCGCCGAACGTTACCAACAATTTGTTCACGGAGGCGTCTGCGTACGCTACTAACGAAATCTCGTCTTTCGTCAAGGGGGGCGTTCGCATCGCTGGCGACGCCCTCAAACGCGAGATTCAGATGGCTCTCAATCAGAAAAACTTCATGCGCTTAATGGGCCCGTGACTGGCCACAGCCGTGGCCGAACCGCTCGCCCTACTTTTCATCGTTTAGTTTTTGCACTTTCCGCCTTCTCGGGCGCGGCCACGGGGCTAACGCCGCTTAAATACACCCCGACACCACCATATACCGACACAATATACTTAAAAATTAATAAGCCTAACCAGCACCATATGCCACATCGACGCACCTTTCTCTTTTCGGTCTGATCAACCAACGTTTCCGAGCGACACGCAGTTTCGCCCTTACCGCAC